ATTGAAAGATAATAAGCTAATCCTGCAGTCATACACGGTACAAATCTATATGGAACATCTGCTTCATTACTGTAAGCCCCTGCGTCTTGAATTCTTTTTACATAATAGTAATTTAAAAAATTACCCGCTTCTGTTGAACCAGGCGTCAGGTACAAAGTGACTGTAATCTTGTCTATAAATCTTTGAACAAAATACTGTGAAGGTGTTCCTTCAGAAGTTTTATTTGAAAAAGCTTGATATTGTGATCTACTTATTTTTGTAAGTGGTGTGTCTACATTAGAGTTTCTATAAGAAGCTTCTAATATATCATCTACACCATAAACAGCTGTAGCATCAGAAGTTCCATCTGCTGTTGATCTAAACATTGTATATGTTGCTTGACCATCGACTAACGTAATTGAATTGTTTGCAACTTCCCAATAATGCAAACCTCTATTAGCCCATTCTTGAAACAATATATTAAGAGATCTTCTTGCAGACTTTAATTGATGTCCAGAAACACCAGTAATCCCAATTCTTTCATAAGACTCTTCGACAATATCTGAAATAGAAAGACCTGATTCGAAAGTTGTAGTTCCGGAAGTTGCCATTCAGCCTCCTACTTATCTATAAGTAATGTTGCGCCTTCAATATTTGTAATAGTAGAAACTTTCATTCCTCCAGGAAATAAAATCCCATCTTCAGGAATATTAAATGCAAAGACATCTCCTGTTGGACAGTCTCCTTGGAATAAAGTTGTACTATCAGTATTGTCTTGTAAGATTATTGAACCTGCACCGCCGCCATCTGAAGCAAGAATAAGTCCTCTTAGTCTTGTTCTTCCAGCGAAGACAGCACCTGTACCAGAAACTCTTACCGCTTTTACATCTGATTTCATATTTTGTTTCTCCGTTAAAATTTTATGTGGGGCCGAAGCCCCACACTAATTATTTATTATGCTTCTTTAGCAAATACACCTTGAGCATCAACAACTGTCCAATGTGCTGTTGAATTTAAAGATGCGATTGTAACAAAGTCACCAACTTTTGATGTAGTTTTTGTATTAATAAGATCTTTATCATCTGTTAAAGATCCAGCATACAAAATACCATCATTAGCATTTGGACTAATAGTTAATGTATTAGTTCCATCTTGACCTGTATTTACAAAAGTAAATACGTAACCAATTGCTATTGCTGGTAAAGTAAATATCACACCATCAGTTGATGACGTAAAAGTCTTTCCAGAATCAGCTGTAGCTACTGTGTAGTTAGATGATTTGTTTTCTAGATTGAATCCAGTTAAACCTGCTTCGTTAAATTTACCTTGCAGAACTGGTCCTCTAAATAGTGTTTGAGCCATGATTATTCTCCTAGTTAAATTCTACATAGTCTCTAGGCCGTCGACTATACTGCGTCTATGCAGAATATTAATTTATGTATAGTGAGTTTTTTATATACTAGTTTTTAGTAGAGTGCAAGAGAGCCTGTAGTGCGGAGTGGAATTTTTCCAACGATGTAGCTTTTTACTAAGTAGCTACTGAAACTTGTGGAGTAGAACCTTCAACTGTGTTCTGTCTATGGGCGATCTGAGCTTCTTCTAGCTTGATCTTTGTGATGATTTCTTTGACTTTATCGTCAATTCTAACCATCTCAAGAGTGTATCTGTTATTATCCAGATGCTCCTGTTCCCACTTCAACTCCAAGGACCTTTTTTGTTTGTAAAGGTCTTGTATCATGGATAACCTCCTCATAGGTTATTCTGTTAGTCTTGTTATCATAACTGATTCCAAGATCCTCCCACTTTATACTCTTTTCTCCAAGTTTGTCAAGGATTGCATTTTCAAGGGATTTAGAATTATCTTCAGATAATACTTCAAATTTTGCGTGATGGTCGTAAGCCCAAATATTTACTAAGAATTTTTTCATGGTTTTATCTTTCTATTTGGTGATTGTGGCGGAACTATGTTCCGCCACAAAATCATTGATTAAGCACCTGGTGATGCAAAAATACCTCTAGGGTCTGATACGCCAAATACGTATCTTTCTCTAGCTTTGTATCTTACGTTGCCAGTATCGAAATCGCCTTCCATTTTTGTAGTTAATGGAGCTCTTTCCATATGCTTCATTCCGTTAGGAACGTCTGTAGTGATATAGAACGCATCTGTATCAGTTAAGTAGTGGTTAACTGTGTATCCACCTGGGACCATACCCATGTTTCTTAACGCGTTTATATCGTTATCAGCAGTTCCAACTCTTTGTGCAGAGTTCATTAATCTGTCCGCAGTAAACTGAAGAGCAGATGGAATGATCATCTTCACAGCTTTCGCAGCGATCTTTAAACCTCTTTCATCAGTAAGAGCAGCGATATCAATCATTGCTTGTTCTAATGAAGTTTCGTTTAAGTCCGCAGCTGTTGCCAATGTATTACTGAAAGTTCCAGAAATAGTTGGGTGCGAAGTGTTGAAAAGAGTTACACCATCACCTGAATTGAAACTTCCTCCAGGTAAACCATTGTTTAATGGTGCAGCTGCTTTAACTTGTTTAGTTTGAGCCATAGATCTTGCTAAAGCTTTTGTATATCTAGACGCAAGTCTGTCATACAAATTGTCCTCAATAGCTTCCTCAGTGATAGCAAACCCAAGAGCAATTGTCTCGTGAGTGTATCTAGCTGTGAAAGTTTCTTGAGCACTGTCGTAAGTTATACCAGAACCTTCTGGTTTAACTTGTGCTTGAGCGAAACCTGACAACATAACTTCTTCTTCAAAAGCTCTGTCAGATGACTCAGTGTTGTATATTTCAGCATGTTCTTGTTCATACTGTTTATACTCCAGGCCGAATAAGGCATTCAAACCTGGCTCTAGTTCTTTAACTAGTTGATTACGTGATATAGCCATAATTTAATTACTCCTTATATACCTGCCACGTTGTTTCCAAGAATGTGCTCATTGATAATAATTCTAAGAGCAAAGCCCTCAGCAGTAGTATCTGAATGATCAGGATCTCTAGAAACACCTAGGATTTTAAGTTGAGCAATAGAAGCTCCTGTTGTAGCCGAAATTTTTGATTTCGAAATAAACAACGGAGAGGTTCCTACTGCTGCGACTTGGTCAGCACATCCACCAACTTCATTTTGGTTGAATGCAGTGTCCGCAGACATGATTTCATAAACCTGTCTTGGGTCGTCATTTACGAAAGCAACGATATCAGTAGCAGTGTTACTTGCTGGTGAATAGTTGCTGAACGTTGGTTTACTAGTTGTAGCGTCAGTGTAGAAAACGCCGTTCAGTGTACCCAGATTGTTTGCATCTGTGTTTCCTGAAGCGAGTACAACTCCATCCGCAGTTAATTGCACCATTGCTGCGTGCGAAATTAAAGCAGAAGAAGCTGCAACGCTGTACTCTGTAAGAGCACCTACGTTATCTGTCTGACCAACTTTTTTAATGGGTCTAAAACCGAACCCAGTTGTTGACGCGTTAGCCATACGTTTTCTCCTTAAATGTACCTGCCCCGAAGGGCCTCCAGTACGGTTAATTCGCTGGTTTCGGAATTGTTAAAAAATTAACTTTTCTTTGAACCACCGAAGGTTACACGAGTATCTCTATCAACATTGATAGGCATACTCTTATGCTGTTCCTTTGCAAGATCGGCATCTATTGCAGCTTGTTGTTCTTGAGCTTGTCTTTGATAATACTCAGATCTTTGCTGCGCGATCTCCTCTGGTACCCTTGTCAGCACAAGGCCGCCGTGTCCGATAACCCCTGCGTATTTGCCGTCCTGTACTACGGGAAAATCTTCTTCGGGATATTCATCTGCTCTAACTAATTCGTAACCTGATCTTAATCGACCTTGTACATTTTTAGTATCCACAAATCCCTGAATCTCTACCCTGACCCATCTGTGTCTGTAGCCATTCGGCGCGTTGGGCGTATCTAAATACGATGGTGGAGTCCAAACTTTCGGTCTCTCATTAGGAGTTACCGATTTTGCTTGTGATTGTACTTTTGTAGAATCACTTTTACTTGTCTGGCTCGCACGAGTTGGTTGTTTCTTGTCTTCCATATGCCTATACCTCCTTCGTGTTCATAAGTTGTTTCGCATATTCTTCTAGTGGCACACCTAATTTTTTAGCAATTGCTACTTGAGATGATGTGAGTCTCACTGATTTACGACTAGTCTTTGAACTACGCGTTGCAGAGGCAACGGTTTGTGTAGGTTTACTAACCGGTTTGTCCTTAGGTGTATCAAATTTATGCGGAAATTCAAGTCTAATTCTTCTATCTATTTCCGTATAATATTCTTCTGACCTAGGGTCAATTCCTTCTTCTTCGGTAAGTTTTCTATGCAAATCAAACGCTGTATACGTCATTGCACTATCTTTACCGAACCACTCGTTATTATTGGCCCAATCTTCTGCCCTTGGATCAGGAGGAGTTTGAGCCTGTTGTCGTGGTTGTTGATATAATGGTTGTTCAACAGGTACTTCTTTAGCTGCAGTTTCCTGCATTTGGTGTTGAGTTTTTAACTCAGCTAATTTACCCTGTTCATAACCAAGTTGAGAAATAGCGGCTAAAGCTTCTGTTTCAGCTTTAGGATCTTCTGCCTGTCTAGCAGCTCTTAATTTTTCTTGAGCCGCTGCGATAGAAGAAGTAATTCTTCCTTCCATTTCTGCAACATAATTTTTATCTAAAGAATCTGCTGTAGTCTTAAATTGGTCTCTTTCCCTTTTAACACTTTCAGCAAAACGTAAAGCTTCTTCTTTTTGTCTTTCCGCTTCACGCATTCTTTTGGTTAACTTAGCTATTCGCTTTTTAACTCCTTCAGAATACTCTTCAATTTGCTTACTGTTATCTTCTTGCTGATCACTCCCTTGAACATTAGACTGCTCATCAGATTTCTCAGGTGCGTTATCGGCGCTACCACCGTCTTTAAGATCTTGTGTCTCATTTGTTGTGTCCTCCGTTGGTTGTTCTACAACCTCTTCTGTTTTTTCTTCTGGTAATTCTATCTCTGCACCCGGACCAGATGTATCGATATCAACTACCTTGTTTTCATTTTCTTGCATAGTATCTCCTATGATTGTTAAAATTCGTGGAATATATCTTCAGGGTTTTCCACGGTCGCTAAAACTTCATCATCATTGAGAAGCCTTATCTCACCCCCATCTATTTTAATTCGTGATCCTGCATATCTTGCAAAGATAATCCAATCACCTTTCTTACACCAAGGACCTTCTGGGTATCTTTCTTTATCATAGCAGTGTGGGCCCATATCTAAAACTAAACCACAAGTTGATGCTACTTGTGAACGTTCTACTGTTTCATCTGCTAATATTAAACCACCTTTGGTTTTATCTTTTTGTTTAAAAGGTAAAACTAAAATTCTCCAACCAGTAGGTTTAGGTAATTTTGATGATTCGTCTATTTGTTTCTTTTCTTTTTTTTCAACACCAACTAGTTCTTTATTTGGTAGAACTATCTTTTGACTTGATGCTGATAATTGTTCCTTGTTCGTCATTTTGCTCCTTTGTTTTTAGCAGGGTGGATATTTCCTGTAATAAATACTGATAAGTTCGTATTTGCCCTAACATATACTGGTATTTTTCCATGCTGTCAACATTACCGTTAGTCATTGCAATCACTACATCATCGTGTCTCAATTTAATTACTTTTCTTATTTTGTCTATAAAGTCCATTATAACGTCTCTCCTCTCTCCGGTTCAAGTTCATCTAACACATCTAGCTTTTCTTTTGCCGCAGCTATCTTTTCAATTTGTTTATTAACTTCTTCTATGTGTTGTGGATGTTCTCCAATACCCACTGAGTTATCTAAAAATATATTTGCAGTAGCGTCTGCTTCTGCAATATCAGCTTCGTATCTTGTTCTTAGTGCGTTTAGTATTGCTCTTCGCATTTTTTCTCCTTTCGAAAAGGCTTTCTATGGTATCAAAAATCTTATCTACACCTGCAAATAAATTATAAATAAGTCTGTCTAACATTTCCACCTTCTTCGTGCCTGACGGATACGAGAATTTGGATCGTTACGTGTTTTTGCTGATGATCGTTTGAGTTGTCCTAGTGATCTCGCGCAGTATGATTTTCTGCGTTTTGCAGCTTTTGATCCAGGCTTCACTTTTCCTGTCACGGCTGTTTTTAATTTACTTCCAGGGTTTGCTGCCCTGTAAGCTCTTACACCTTTTGCTGTCATTCCAGCTCCAGATTTTGTTGGTCTATAATTGGCTCCTGGGCCTTTTGTAGTTTTTCTAATAGACATTAAATTTTTTGCATATTAGGATTAGTTGATAATATATTTTTTTCTGCTCTAGGTCTAGCTACAGAATCTTTACTTCTTTTTCTAAGTTGAGCAATAGCAGATTCTTTTAACTGTTTTTGTCTTCTAAGTTCTTTTAAATCTTTTTCTAAATTCATTTTTTCTTCTTTGCAAATGTTGCTACGTTAGTTGGTTTTCCTCCTGGGTTACCTGCAGCTCTCTTTCGTCTGACAGCAGAGGCCTTTTGCCCTTTTGTCATCCGTGTGGCTTTTGCAAGTGGGACGCACTTTGGATATTTTCTTTTGCTCCCCTTCGATCGACCGCAAGGTTGATACCTGCCGTTCTTCTTCGGTGCTCCAATGTCTACCCATTTCTCTTTGACCCATTTTCTTAGACCACCTTCAGCCATTATTTTCTCTTGGATTTTTTCTTCTTTTTTCCACCTGGTTTTATTTTACCAGAACATACAGCAGAGCCGTACATGTTTGCGTACGCAGAAGGGTAAACTTTAAATTTACGCTTCGCTGCAGCTTTACCTTTTGCACAA